ATTTTTTCTTGCCGCCGATCATGCCGTTTTGCGTTGGGCGTTGTGTTTTGCCGCCCTGCGCTGGAGACTGACCTTTGGGATCGAATTTTTCATTGCTAGTTGTACCAGTTTCTAAACTCATGGCTTTTCTCCCTTAATTAGTACCAAGCTACAGTAACAAGCAAGTCACCAGCACCAGCCGTTGCCTCACCACCCGTTGCTACCTCTATAACAGAGTCAGCAGTAATTTCATGGTTTTGAACAATTGTTGCACCGTTACCACCTGCGCCAGCAGATGAAACAGGTACAGAGTGTGTTGCATACGCATCTGGATCAGCACTTGTACCTACCGTTACAGATGAAGCAGCTACAGTTACGCCCGTTGTTACGATGTGACCAACATCAATAATGCGACCAGCCATGCCAGAAGGTGAAATAATGCGACCAACTACAGCAGCAGATGACAATGCAGCGGCAGGAAAACGATATACCGCTGTTACCGGATTTGAATAACTCATAATAAATTCCTTTTAAATAAGTAAACGGATAGCCCCACCGAAGCAGGGCTATACATCAGCTACTAGCTAGTTGAACCCCAACGGATGATACGAGCTTGTGCTTTCGTTTCAGCAGAAGTTGTATCAGCGTGAGTGATGCCGAAGTTACCCAAGTAGTACCATGCGATACCCTTGCCGCGACCGTAATCGTCAGCAATTTTGCCGCGCAGTTCTAATGGGCAAGCTACCGCTTCTGTTACGGTGTCAGCACCAAAGAAGTAAGCTGCATCAGTATTAGTCCAGCCTTTGCTTGCTACGTTGGTTTGGCTCACAAAACGGAAGCCGTTATAACGACCTTTTTCACCGTTCATGATCATATTCCAGCCTTCAGACGTATATTGCTGAACACCTTCTAATTCCAAACCGATAGGATCGAAAGTAGCAGGACGCATAACGGCAACATAGTTTTCACCGTCATAAGTTGGAATGTTACGCTCTTCCATTTCCACACCAATAGCGCGGATATGCGCTTTTGATAATGCGTGAGTCGCAACACCTGAGAAAGCGCCATTATCTTGCAATGTGAACGCTGTTGCAGATGTTGATGTTGCTGTCAAAATTGACGCATCAAATTGAGCAGCAGCCACTTTATCAAGTGTACGAGCAGCATGGTTTTTCAACGACTTGTTGATGATTTCTTTTACTGGTTGTTCAGATAAATCATCATACTTACCGCTGTACGGAACAGCTAAACCAAACTCTTTAACTGTTAAAGAGCCTTGAGTAACGTTAAAGTTACTTTCTGGCATTGGTGCATTTTCACTAATACCTGTTGTATCTGTACCAGTGTCAGCCACATCGCTGTAAATATTCCATGTGTATTGCTCACCGTTGTTTTTGCCAATAGCGGCTTCAACGTCACAAAACTGCATGAAACGTGAGATTGGTTGTACGCTATTGCGTAGTGTTTCTGATAGTGTTGGCGTTGCTAAGTAACCGTTAGCAGCTGACCATAATTGACCTGCCATAATTAAATTCCTTTTTCTCTATTAAACAGAACGTCTATTTGCATTCCTTGCTGCCTTCTGACGAGCGATAACAGCAGCAGGTGAGTTATCAATAACTTCCTTTTGCGGCTGAACATATCGCGTACCAGCTTGACGCTTGGGCTGCGCTTTAAGTTGAGCTTTATTGCTATCTCGACTTGATGTTGATTGATTTCCAAATTTATCTAATACAACCTGTGTCGCTTTCTTGATAACTTGCTCTGGTGTCAGGTTAGGTTCTTCCTGAGCAATGCGTATCGTCTGCGTATCAACAAATTGATATAGCATTGGATCACTCATAACCTCAGGGTGTGACTCACTAAGCCATGCAACACCGTTACTTACTGAGTTATCGTATTCTTTCTTTTGAATACGTTGCTCAAACTCCATGATGGCTTCCTGTTTGGCGCGAGCAGTAAGTTCATTTGGATCAAGGGTAGGCTGTTGCCGCCCTTTCAGGATGTCCTTTAAGACTGAACGTGCATTTTCAGTATTGCCGTCATAGATTTGCTCCAGAAAAGAATCAATCTTCTCATCTGAAACATCACTCCCAACGTCCTGCATGGATAACTGGGTATTCTTTTGAGCAAGCGCCTGTTCTTGTTGACGCAAGCGTTGCTCGTAATCTTCTAGCTGGCGTTGATAGCTCGCTGCTTCTTGCAAGCGTTTATCAGCCGCTTCATGTTTTTGTGCGGTAGCTGTGATTTGATCTAATGAACGCTCCACCTCAACACCATTGATTTTGAGCTTCATCACATACTCACCT